ATTATCTAATATAACTTCTCTACCTTTTCGAATTGCTTCTTTAAATTGATCTAAATACTCTGTATCCTCTTCAAATAGATGAACTAACGCATAATCGTAGTCTGTATATTTCTGTACTTGCTTGAAGATTGACTTGGGTGACTCATGCGCTATTTTAATCATCTTTTAGAACGTCTTTTATAGAATTATTTATATCCTCAACAGATTGTTTAATCATATCCATTGCTTCATCTAACTTATTATCATTATACGCTACTGCTATTGCTGCTTGAGCTATTTCTAAGGGTACGTATTTAGTCCCATCGATTTCTACAACGTGATCTTCTACCTTAATCATTAAAAAACTGTTTTAGGTTAGGTCTAAAGTAAGTAAGACTCTTTAATACTTTTCTGTCTCTTGTTCGATAGATAACGTACCGTCCTTCCGCAACTTTCTCAAAATGACAGGCCTCACCTTGCTCCTTAGTTCTTTGGCTGACACTCTGTATGGCCTCTTCTTCAGTTGAGCAAGCTTTCGACATATTAGAAGCTTGTACCTCTTGATATGCCGGCCATATCTTATCTTTAAGGCCATGTAACATAGTACCGTTCCCAATGGAAACATAAGCAATGTCGCACAAAGCGTCCAGAACCTCCACAATGTCCCCTCTTTCGCAAGCTTCTCTATATTCTTCGAGTTCTTCGAGTATGAAGTCATAAACAAATTTCCACTCTTTGTATTCTGGGATGATTGGTTCATAGTTATTAGGTTTACCGAATGTTTGATTAAATTCTTCTACTTCCGATACAAATGGGACGTAATCGTTTACCCAAACGTTATCTTTTTCTTCTGGAAATAGTGATAATTGTTTTCCTTTCATAATATTATATTACACCTTCTGTCATTATAGAATATAATAAATCTCTCGTATCTTTCCAACTTTTTACTTCATGAAATTTATTACCTTCTAGTTTTCTATTAATATTCTCTATTAAAATAGCGTAATCGTTACCTCCTGGTTGAAGTCTATCTCCAAAAAATGTAAAGTTACCTTCTATATCATTTAATATTTGACCTTTATCTTCTCCTTTTCTATAAATGTCTATACTTATCTCACCTCCTACTGTTGCACCTAACCAAGAATATCTCTGTTCAAGTTCCCATGCAAATGCTTCTCTTTCTTTATGTCTGAGATCCCAAATAAAATATTGATCTCTTTGCTCTTGAGTACAATTTCTACCCACAACAGAAAAATTAACCATACCTATTCTTTTCTCTATATGATTGCCATAACGATATTCATATTCAGATCTTTCTAAAAAAGATTCTAACATAGAAACAAGATAATCAGGGCATTCCCAGTTAGATTGTTTAATTAACTCTCCTTTAGACCATACTTGATTACCGCTACATTGATATGCTCTATCAACAGCTAACCATGCATCTTCCCCAATTTGTTCTATAGACTTATCTTTATCACTTCCTGTGATTAACCAGACTTTGTTGTGTTTGCAAAAATTGAGAAAATCCTGCTTAAATTTTTTATCAATAGGATTCCTGGAAGGAGTTAATGTACCGTCGATGTCAAAAATATATGTCATTCTCTATTATAATCGTCTTCTAGCCTTACTATATCATCTTCTCCAAAGTACGTTCCAGTTTGTACTTCTATAAATTGTGCTAATTCCATAGTATCATTCAATGCTCTATGTTTAGCACCTTGTGGTATTACTATTGAATCTCCAGGAAATAATTCGTATAGTATATCGTCTAAAATTACTGATAATTTACCTTTTACGCAAGCCCATACCTCTGATCTTTTTTCATGATATTGATATGATAACCTACTACCAGGTGCTACGGTAATTCTCTTAACTTTAGTATGTTCTGAGTCTAGTAGTACTTCGTACATACCCCATGGTCTGCTTTCTGCTTCGTATTTCATATTAATGTGTGCAGATGCTTGCTAACTCTATATTTTTATAAAACTCTGCTTTAGCAGAATCTTCATCTAAGAAAGCTCCTGTAAGTTTAGCTGTTTGCATAGAAGCACCTTGATGTTTAACTCCTCTACAACTAACACAGTTATGAGTAGCAGAGATTAAAACTGCAACTCCTAAATTACCTTCACATATCTTATCTACTGCATTATGTATAGCAACAGTTAACTGCTCTTGTATGGCTCCTCTTCTACCGAACTGTTCTACTATTCTATTAAGTTTAGATAGTCCTACTACTTTACCATCGCTAGAAGCAATGTAAGCAATACTTACTTTACCTCCTATAGTTTGATGATGATGAGAACACATCGACTGTACTGGTATATTAGACTCTTGTACAATACCGTCATAACCATCTGATGGGAATGCAGTAATCTTACTAAGAGGTTCATATCTACCTGCCCATAAGTCATTAACATATGCTTTTGCTACTCTCATAGGAGTATCTGATGAGTTAGGGTCGTTAGCGTAATCACATCCTAATGCAGTTAAGAAGTCTGCATATGCTTTAGCAGCATTATCTATAATTACTTGTTTTTCTTCTGATGATAGCCTAGCTTCAGGTCCATCAGTTTCTTGTTTCTTTGCTAGTTGACTTGATATACCGTTAGCAAAACCGGCTTGAACTAATTCTGTTCCTTCTATAAACTTCTTTGGCATTTACTTTTGTTTTATTGAGGTTCTACGACTCTTATTATATACTTAATATACGAATTTATTCTTTATCTACCAAATAATCCTGGGTAGTATCCGAGTCTTCTCTTTCCCATGGATAAACTATCCATTCCGTACCTGCTATTTTAGCATAGTAATTAGGAGTGAATGAAGAAGTCTCTTTATAGTGTAATGTACCAAACTTAGGTTTAGTAAAATTTTTTACATATTCCTCTAAGGTTCTACCTGTATCAGCAATATCGTCGAGTATTAAAAGCCTAGGGTAGTGGTTACTTGGCCGATCCATATACTGAATGTTAAACCTATGTGAGTAAAGTACAGCTAAAATTGTACCGCCTCTTGGAATGCCCGTAACATAATCGATTTCACCTTTAGATTGACTATATATACTATCTAGAAGATCATTAATATCTTCCCAATTTAAATATAACTTATTTTTACTCACTATAACAATTTTAATATTTCACTTACTGTATTATCATTAACTTTAATAGTGTGGTACTCTTGATTATGTTCCTCTAACTTAGCTTTGCATAATTCATCGATTTCAATAGACTGTTTCATATCTTGAAATCTTTCAGCTTCATTAACCTCTGTGTTAGTTCTTTCAAGTAGAATATTGAGATTATCATACTTGTTGTGTAGGTCTACTACTATGTTATGGAACGTTTCTCCATAGAACTCTGCAGGGTATCCTTTAGTATAATAACTATGATAGATAGTAGAAAATAATACGGGAGAGTCAATGATAATATAGTCTACCTTACCGTAACATTCTGCTATACCTCTATGCTGATTAGCAAATACATATAGCTGATCTTGTATAGCTGGGTAGTTTTTATCCCATGCTAGCTTTTTAGGAAACTCATAAGGATTATTACAACTTATGTGCTTCTTTTTTAACTCATAAGTTAAACCAGCTGCGATGCCGCTTTTTCCTATTCCGGGTCCTCCAAATAAATTGATTAGTTTACTCATTGTGTAAAGATGCTGTATAGGTACCCACAAATACCTACAGCATTTAAGAGTGATAAGTTATACGATTTAGTTTTTTGTGTCTGTACTGTAAGTAAAGATAATCCAATTACTGATAATACTTTACCTATTATATAATTTACGAAAAATGGTCCAATCATCATACATGCCGTACCAATATAAATTACAAAAATCTTATAAATTAACTCTTTTTTCATCCGAATATTTCGTTTAATAAGTTCCCTAATCTTTTACCTGCCTGATATAACCTTTTTTCAAGTACCGGTTGATACTTGTAAACGTAATCGTAAGAAAGATAGTCTCCTTCTTTAGTATTTTTATAAATGTCTCTTGCCCACCAATGTGATTCGAAAGTCCATTCTAAAACACTACTCTGTTTTACCTCTTTTTTACGGAATTTATTTTCTAAATGATTTGACCATTCTGTGAATGACATCTTAAAATCATCTATAAGATTTGAATCCCATAATACATGAAGATTAGTATTGGTTTCAGTACCTTTTCTACCTTTGAACTTTAATCTAATTTTACTTCCTCCGTAATCTTCGTATCTACCTGTGTGCATTGGTTGATGTAAATCTCCTACTAAGTGTACGAGATACTTTAAGTAAAACTTCTTCATCTCTTTATCTGCAGTTGGTGATTTTAAAATAGCGGTTGCTCTTTCAATAATCTTTACGATATTATCTTGGGTGTGTTCTATATCAGTATATTCTTTATCTAATGGTAGATTAACATAATGCCATTTATCATAAGGTCTGAAATCTTCATTACTTCTCATTTCATCTGGCCATGTTGAAACTGATGATATAGATTCTCCATCTAATATATCATATACGATATCCTTAACTTCATCAGTTAATTGTCTTTCAGCAATCTCGCCAACGATTCTGTGTCCTGTTTTACCCCAATCGTTTGCAAACAATGAAGATGCTGCTCCTAATAAAAGTAACACTAATAAAATTGGAAATAAATAAACTTTTAATATACTGTATAATGTTTTCATTCTACTTAAATTTGTGATCGACCCATTTTTTGTAGTAATATAGACCCATAATTAATACTACAGCTATAGTACCGTCTATCCAATTTCCTACATGCTTATAACCTTCTTTTTCCCAAAGTTCTGCTAATACTTCCATACTATAATATAAGAAAAAAAAGGGAACATAAAAATGCTCCCCTTAATTTATTAAGTAAAAGTTATTAAAACTTGTATTTAAGAGAAACGTTCCAGGTACGCCCGAAGCCGAACCAGACTGAGTTGTTTACATCTACACCGTTCCAAGTAGTTGAATTGGATGTAGTGTGTATGTTACTATTAGACTCCGCAATGTATGTAGTATCTAATAAGTTATTTACATTCGCTCTTAAACTCCATCCGTTACTAGCATAAAATGTAGCTCCTGCATCAATTAATCCAAATGAAGGTAGTTTTAATGCACCTGCATTATCAGGTGAAGTAAATGCTGAATCTGTAATAGAGTAATCTGCATACAATCCGTCTACGAATCTGTAATCGATATCAAATCTAATATTATCACCTAAACGTTGGTCTAAACCGATTAAAGCTGTTGTTTGAGCAGCATCTCCTACTTTAGCTCCTTCTAGGTATAGTTTACCTGTACCTACAGATTGCTGATTTTCGTCAAATAGCTCTGCTTCGAAGTCTTTTGTATATCTCCAGTCACCTAAAGATAACATACCTCTAAGTTTAGTTGAACCAAACGAGTAAGTAGCTTCTGCTTCAATACCTTTATGAGTTACATCGATATTTCTAAATTGAGCAGTTCCATCTACACCTTGTTGGTTAGATAAACTACGAGTTACAAATCTATTACCCCAGTTGGTGTTATATGCATTAACGTTCAATCTCAAGCCATTACCAATATATCCATATCCAATCTCAAATGATTCGATACGTTCGTTTTGTAAGTCTGGATTAATATCGTTTCCAAAGTTAGGGAATACAGCATCAAATAACGGCTGACGGTCAATAAATCCAGCGTTAACAAATACGTTAGATCTTTCAGTAAAGTTGTAGTTAATACCTCCTTTAAGATATCCACCACCTAAGTTAGCTTTATCTGAAATAGGATTGTCTGTATTGTTAAATCTATCTTCACGTTGGAATTGCTGATTAGATAAACCTACTTGTAGTACTGCAGTAATATCGTCTCCAGCATATTCTACTAATCCGTTAAATCCGGCCCATTTTACATATCCAATATTATAATAGTCGATTTTAGCTTTATCATCTCCAATGTTAGTACCTTGGAAAGGCTTAGCAACTACTAAATCATCTGCACCATATAATTGAGTACCTAAGTTATCATTACCTGTAGAAGCATATTGTTGAAGACCCATAAGGTTTTCTAATGCTCTGTAGTGGTATCCTGTATAATCTCTAAGATCTACTCCTAATGAGTATCTCATTTTACCTTTCTGAATGTTAAGCTTAGAAATAGCTCCAATCCAGTTATGAGAGTTCATAGAAGCTCTACGTACTAAAATGTCACGAGCGTAAGAACTATCGTTATTAGATCCTACGTCATATTGTGAGTTATGAGCTACAATTGCATCATAGTTAATAAATCCGTTAGCATCTCTTGTACCTCTACCACCTTGTAGGTAGTGTTCTGTAAGATCTTTACGGAATGGTAAGATATCGATTCCACTATTGTAGTAATTACGTCCTCTAGGACCTGTTCCTCCACCACGGCCGGCTGAACCGTAAAGTGAAGTGTTTAGCTGAACATTATCAGAAATGTCCCAATCCCAGTTGAGAGTGGCAAGAGGCTTGTTGTAGAAGTTTCTTCTCATGTTGAATTCTTCTCCATTTAATGTACCACCGTTAGTATTCCAACGACGATCAATTCCATCTTCTCCAAAGTTTTGGTAGTCACGAATACTTACCCAAACATCTCTCTGGTGATGCCATTGTCCTGCTCCTAAAGCAGATAGGTTAAGACTGTGAGCTGAACCTTCTGGTGAATACCCAACTGAAGCAAAGTAAGTCCATCCTGCACCTGATGTATTGTAAATATATCCGTTTCCAGACCATTTAGTCAATAGGTAAGATGATGACCATCCTTTGTCATTAACTCCTGTGTTGTAGATAGCTGTAGTTTTAATATAGCCATTATTACCAACCATTTGAGTTACGGATCCACCTTGAGCTTTCTCTGCACTCTTAGTGAAAATAGAAACAGTTCCACCGACTGAAGGAACTGCTAAAGATGTGGCCCCAAGTCCACGTTGTATCTGGATATTAGATGTAACGTCTGTCAATCCTTGCCAGTTGGACCAATATACCCATCCGTTTTCCATATCATTAACGGGTTGACCGTTAATAAGGAAAGAAGTATTACGCTGATCGAAACCTCTTAAAGAAATACGACTATCACCATATCCTCCTCCTTGTTTGGTAGCATACACACCGGGTGTCTTGTTCATGATTTCTGGAAACTCTTGGTTTCCTACTTTCAACAACACTTCCTGTGCTGAGATTGTACTTACGGCAATTGGTGTCTCTCTTTCTTTTGCGACATCAATTACACGTGAAGATACTACTACTTCCTCTAACTGCTCAATAATGATAGTTTTGGATTCGGTAGATGATTCTTGAGCGTAAGCTCCTACTGCTAAAAACATTAACAGTAAAGTAACGAGTTTTCTCATTTTCGTTTTTTTTAAAATTAAATTAAAGTTAAACATATATAACATTTTAAGCCACAGTGGTTGTCCAGTAACGGCTATCGATAATGTAGTCATTACTGTTCACTTCTCCAACTTCTTGTAGCTTTTCTTTTAGTAGTTGGATGAATTCAGTTTGTGTCATTGAAATTATTTTTTGTAGTCTATCCAATCCGTTCCTTTAGTATCGGCGTTGGGAAACTCGAAGGTTACAATTTTATCAGCAAACTCTATCGTTTTTCTGAATCCAGATGGAACTGTTGCTCCAGCGGATAATACTTGTAAATTTCCTTCGAATAAAACCTCTATTTTTACTTTTACTGTAAAGAAATTAGCTAAATCTCTTTCAAAAGATTCTAACTGATTCCACTGCCCTCTATTCAAACCTTGATGCTGTAGGGCTGAGTTTAGATATGTAAAAGTTTTTCTTAATGTTTCTTTATCACAAGAGAAAGCGGCTGCAGGAGCTAAATGTCCTTTATCCCAAACATTAGCATAATAATCATCGTCATCTGATGTATGTATACTATCGTCAGTATAAAAATCCATTCCTGTTCTTGAAGCCTGGCCATTAGGACAAGGAACTGTATAAGTAACCTCTAATGGCTGTTCATAGACTTCAGAATAAACACCTTGGAATAAACCATCGATGTTAAACTCTACTCTATCTCTTAACTGTTGTGGGATTTCCTGTGCCTTCGTACAGGCAAAGGTGATAACTAATACCAAAGTTAGATAAAACCTAACCATTAAATGTGAGACCATAAAATTTATAATTACGTTTAACGTATTCATCTGTGCCATCTTTTTCGATTGCATCTTCTTCACTATCATAAATAGCATCGACTGGACATTCAGGTATACAGGCTCCGCAGTCTATACATTCTTCTGGGTTAATATACAGCATATCGTTCGGCCCTATTGTCATATTTTTAACTTCTTCCCCTCTTCCGTCTATATCGATAGGTCCGTGTATGCAATCTACAGGACATACTGCAACACAAGCAGTATCGCAGGTTGCTACACATGGTTGTCCTATTATATAACTCATTTTCCTATAGACGTTACACGTTTCATAAAATCATTTAACGCTTCTTTTTGAGTCATTCCACCTTTTATAAGTTTCTGCACTTCTAAAGCTCCTTCCATATTTGACATAAGTTCACCTATTACATCGAGTTCTTCGTCTTTAATACCTCTAGCATCAATAAGATTTTCGAACACAGTAAGAGTTTCTTCAATATAATCTTGATCATACTCCTCTATGAAAATGCTAAGATGTTTAATTATAGGTAATCTCATAGTACTGTATCTCCGTAATATCTTTCAATAGTATCTAACACGTCATCAGCTTCTGCTAATGCAGATATTGCTTCAATAGCATTATTGTAAAAATCTTCTGTTGAGTGGTCTCCTATTCCAGCAGGATTTTCAGTAAGAAGCTCTAAACTTAATAAAGCTTTCTCTCTTTTAGCCGTGAATTCGGCTTTTAACATTTTTATAACTTTATACTGTGCCATATTACTTAGATAAATAGTCTGCTACCCCTTGTCTTGTTGCATTCATTGCCTCTTTTCCTTCACTCCAATTAGCAGGACAAACTTCTCCATGCTTATCAACGTGAGCTTTAGCATCTATGAGTCTAAGTAACTCATCTACATTACGACCTAAAGGCATATCATTTATGGACTGATGAAAAATTCTACCTTCTCCGTCGATAAGGTATGTAGCCCTATAAGTTACATTATCTCCATCTTGAATAACTATTTCATTATCCTCAGGATCATCTTCATTGTATGAGAATTCAGTTTCGTAATCTAAGATGTTAAGCTTCTTAGAAAGTTGACGTCTTGAATCTGCTAATAAAGGAAACTCTACTCCTTCGATACCACCGTCATCTTTTGGTGTGTTCAGCCATGCAAAGTGAACTTCTGCGGTATCACAAGAGGCTCCTAAAACTTGATAACCTCTATCATTAAAATCTTTCAGTTTAGCCTGAAATGCATGTATCTCAGTTGGACATACGAAAGTAAAATCTTTCGGGTACCAAAATAATACAGTTGGTATTTGTGGTTTAGATAAGTTTATATTTAACTCATCACCATCGGCATTTATTGCCTTTACATTAATGTCTGGAAATTTGCTTCCTACTCTCATAACGATTTAATTAATTTATTAATACTGTTTTTCATACTAACCAAATATTTCAACTCTTATATCTTTCATCATCTCAAAACCTCTCTCTGCAAGGTGATCTCTTCCTTCCCTTACCATTCTATCCCAACCACAATAGTATACTAGAGGCTTGTGATCTGACTTGTCGATAAGGTCTAAATAGTGCTTATGTACATAGCCTTCTGCTATGCCTGGTACTTTTTCTCTACTTAATGTAGGTATGTATTCAAAGCCAGGTAAATTTTCTTGAATAACTTCTAATTCATCTCTATACACTATATCTTCTTCTTTTCTAGTACCGAAGAAAAGCTTAATATTTTTAAACTCTTTTTTATTTATAAAAATATCATTTATCATAGATCTGAAAGGACTAATTCCTGATCCTGTAGAAACCATATAAATGTCTCTTTCCATGAGATTATCCGGAAGAGTAAATACTCCCATTGGACCTCTATAAATAAATTCATCTCCTATCTTGGCTTCTTTAAATAGGTAATCTGACATTGCTCCTCCTTCAAGGTTAGTAATTATTAGTTCAAACCTATTTGTACCGTCTTGCCATGAAGCAACTGAATAGTTTCTAACTACAGATCCTTCCTCTCCAGGTTTACAGCATAACTGTACTAACATACCTGAGATCATATTAATTTGATCTACTAAAGGATCTTCGAATATAAATCTCCAATTTGCTTTAGTCTCTTTTATTATATCTACTAATACTGCTACGTTCATTAAACTTCTCTTTGGTCTTCGAAGGCAATAATATGTGGCCTCCAGGTTAAACGATATCCATTATCTCTAACCCAATCAAACATAACCGGATAAGATTTCTGTAATGCCTCTCTAGTATCACCAGCAGGCATAAACCATACCTTATCTTTAGGAGCATCTAATTGATCAATACAGTCCATAATCTCCTCTAATGCTCCTTCATCTTTACCGTCCCATACAGGTTTTAAATGATAATCTGAATGATATTCAATACTTTGTTTTATAGCAGGATAATTAAGTCTAAACTTGTTATGCTGTTTAATCATTCTTTCGTCAGTTATTTTGCCTTCAGGCGTCTCCACACCGATGACAGGTACCGAGTTACTGAACTTGGGACTGATGCTAAGTAGATTAATAGGATAATCAGTAGGTAAGAAATGACTACCTTCATTCTCCATAGTAATGAAGATATTCCTCTCATTTGCTAGATGTGTTAATTCGTTTACTAGTTTCTTATGCATAGAAGGACTTCCTCCAGTTAACATCATTTCTGATATATGAGGATTATCATCGTATGCTTTAATAATATCGTTAAATGAGTATTTACCTTTTTCTGGATGTATAGAAGTATACCAACTATCACACCATCCACCTTCTCCAAAGTAACATCTATGAGTACATCCAGTAGTTCTAATAACTACAGTAGGATAACCAGCTCTTGAACCTTCAGATTGAACAGCAGTATAGATTTCTACAATAGGTAAGTTTTTATCGTAATCTTCTATTCTACCTAGGCTCATATATTGCTGAATTTTTACCGTGTTCTCTAAATTCTACTTTTGTTATCTTTACTCTACCTTCTGTTTCTTCTACAATAAAAGGATTTACTTTATCATAAACGAATTGAGCAAATCTTTCTGCTCCAGTAGCAGGTACTACCCTTACTTGAGCTATACCACCATCAATTAACTTAAGTGCATCGGTTAAAAATGGGTCATCTTCAGCTACTAAATAAGTGTGATCAAACATATAATCCATCCAAACTTTAGGAGACATTCCATCTATAGTTCCTTTAGCTCTTTTCATACCACCGAAATCCCATACCCAATTTCGATCATCTAGCTCACCTTCAAACCATAGTTTAAAAGATATACCGTAACCGTGTAAGAACCTACAATGTGTAGTTTCTGCCTTCCATTGACGAAATACCGTTGAGAATCCGTCAAATACTTTTGTTGATGTAAATTTTCCCATTATACTAACTCTTCAATTATACCTACTATTTCTGATAAGATAAGAAGAATAGCTGAGACTACCAAATTAAAAGGTATGAAACAGTATCCTAAGATTCGAATACCAGACTTAATAAAAGATACAATCTGATGCTTTTTAGCATCTGGATAGTTCATTGCTTCTGAAGGAAGGGGATTGTTCGAGAGCCTATTGTTTAAGTACTCTTCTTCTGTCATGCGACGAGTTTCTCTATCATAGAGTTCGTCTGAGATAACCTGCTCTAATTTTTCTTTATCCATTTTTCGTGTTTTTAAAGTGGTGCTACGACACTATAGTCATATTATTATTATAATATAAAAAAAAGGAGACAATTAACCAACTATCTCCTTAAGATTTTTCCATTAAACTGCTGACCAACTACCGTTCCAAATATATAGAACAGCGGGGCTACCAGATACTATTAACGAACCAGTTGATGCTGATACAGGAGCAGGATCTATTGGCTGTAAGGTTAATAATTGAGAAGAACTTATAATCGTTTCCCCTGTAAATGTATTGCTTCCTGTGGTTGCAGATACTGCTGATAAAGCATAAGAGCTACTAGCAACATTTAAAGCATCTACTGATGAGCTTACAGTATTTAAAGTAGCATCTAGTGCATAAGAGCTTGTTGCTGCATTAAGAGAAGATACTGCTGTTGATACTTCAGCATCTGTTGCATAAGTAGCGTCTAAAGAAGAACTAAAAGTCTGTAATGAACTTATATCAGTTTCATTAGTAGTAACTCTAGTACTAAATGAACCACTGTCTGTTTGTAACGCATCTACATTAGCTTCTTCTGTTGTAATTCTAGTACTAAAAGACCCACTATCTACCTGTAATGCATCTACATTAGTTTCTTCTGTTGTTATTCTAGTAGAAAAACTTCCGCTGTCTACTTGTAATGCGTCTACATTGGCTTCTTCTGTTGTTATTCTAGTACTAAAGGATCCACTATCTACTTGCAATGCATCTACATTAGCCTCTTCTGTTGTTATTCTAGTAGAAAAACTACCGCTATCTGTCTCTAAGTTATTAATACTTATTTCATTCGTACTAATACTACTATCAAAAGAAGCAGAAGCTGCTTGTAGAGTATCAATATCTGTTTCGTTAGTAGCTATAGAAGCTGAGACGTTAGAAAATCCGGTTATATTAACGTTTCCGTCAACTGATAGATCACCTGTAAATGTATGTGTATCGTCAGAAGTATCACCAAATACTGTACTACCCGATACAAGTATTTGTGAACTTGAAATAGTAGTTACTACCTCTCTAGCTCTTATAATATCTGAAACTATTAGCGATCCTGTTATATGGATGTCCGTTCCTGATTGTGGTCTTATGTTGGTTACTTTTAATGTGCTCATCTTAAATATCTGAAATTTCTAGTTTTGCGTTTGCTGCTACTGTTAATGTTTTACCTGCTTCTACTGTTATAGGTCCGTATATTCTGGAGTTGTAATTTGAAGGTAGAGTTATGTCTTTTGTTATGCTTTGCGGGTTAGCAAAAAATGGTCCAAAACTACCGTCTTCAACTTCATGTGTACCTATAGTAGTCATATTACCACTATGATTTATACTTCCGGAAAAAGTATGTACATCCTCTGTAGAATCTCCGAATTGAGTAGAACCAGATTCAAAAATAATTGAAGAGGATATTTGTTCTGTATGAAATTCCTGTGCAGTAACAGTCCCTCCAACAGTTAAATCTCCGGCTACTGTTCCATTTCCGGTAACATCCAAGCCTCCACCTACATCTACAGATCCAGTAATCGTTATACTTCCGGCTACGTCAAGAGTTTCGTCAACTACTAAAGATTTTATAGTTGCATCTATACCGTTACCTAGACCATCTTGTAAAGTACCTCTACTGCCTGTGGATTGAGGGTCTATCTGTACAACTCGGTTATAAGTATCCTTTATTCTATTTCCGGTAAAATTAGCCATATGAATAGTCTATATACAATAAATAGTTAAAAATTCTTATATACGAACGGGTCTCGTTTTTTAAGTTCAGCTATCTTTTTATCATATTCTTTTTTCTTTTGCCATTCGGCGATTTTTCGTTTAGCTCTGTCTTTTAGCTTCATTTTTTCTTGATTAAAAAATTATTGATTACTAAGAAATTAATATCTGATGATAAATATCTATCGATTGCTTGTTTAGGGGTCATAGTAATAGTCTGATCTTTTAAATTATAAGACGTATTTAACAAGACTCCTACTCCTTCTCTTCTTTTGATTTCAGTAAGTAGTTTATAGAATTTAGGGTTTTGAGTCTCATTTACTGTTTGAACTCTAGCTGTTCTATTAATATGTGTTGCAGCAGGGAAAGGAATTACATAGCCCTGCTTCCCTACTCCTTTTATATAGGAAACTAAATTCATAAATGGTGAAGTTTCTACTACTCCAAACCAATTTTTTTGTTCCTCAAGTACAGAAGGTGCAAAAGGTCTAAATCCTTCTCTTTTTTTAATTACATAATTGAGCTTCTCTCTCATTTTAGCATTTTTTGCTGATGCTAATATACTACGGTTTCCAAGTGCTCTTGCTCCAAACTCCATCTTATCTTGAAACCAAGCGACAATATTTTGCCCTTGTAATAATCCCCCAACTTTTGTTATTAACTTTTCTTCAGATAAATTAAAATAGAGTAGCCTATCTTTGTATTTTTGGAGTTCTTTTCTAACCTGATTATTTGAAAAAGAAGGACCTAGATAAGGATTCACTTTAATATGAGTATCTAAACATGCACCTATTGCTGAACCGGAATCAGAAGGTGCAAAAGGAACGTAAACCGATTTAAAATACTTATAAGCCTTATAGTTTGCTACACCATTATAAGCGCAGCCTCCTCCTATACATAAATTTTGTGATTTGGTAATATTTTTTGCTGTTTCGACTAATTTTAAAAATTGATCTTCGTAAAGTTTTTGTAAAGATGCTGCTAAATTCTTGTGATCCTGAGTTAAGGTATCTTCCGGCAGTCTTGGAGGTAATTCTAGTAATTGACATAACTTTTTATTAAACATTATTTTATCGGAATATTCCCATGTAAAGTATTTTTGATTTATGAGATACTTATTTGAAGTGTCTGTTAAAACACTCTGTAACTTTTCTAAGTATATTGTTGGATCTCCATAAGGCGCTAATCCCATTACTTTATACTCTCCTTCATTAGGTCTAAATCCTAGATAGGAAGTTATAGTAGAGTATAACATTCCTAAAGAATTAGGGTAATCTATGGTTAGTAGTTTTTTAATGTGCTTGCCTGTACCTATCGATATAGTAGTGGTTTCCCATTCTCCAACACCATCCACTGTTAAAATTGCTGCATCTTTGTAAGGGCTAGTAAAGTAGCAAAAAGCAGCGTGAGAGTAATGATGATCGTGGTATATGATCTCTCCTCTGTACCCAAGATCATGTAATAAATTTTTCGGAGACTTATTCTTTTTGTTTTTAAGATACCTTTGTCGAAGAAAAAATGTCTTAAACGGTCTCTTATTAAATATAGTTTTAACTCTATCGTCTTTTGTATCGGGATTTTCATACCAATGTATTTCATTAATATCGGTGATTTTTATACCAGCATAATTTAAGACCCATTCAATAGCATTATATGGAAAAGAATCATCATGTTTAATTTCTGTGAATCTCTCTTCTTCTGCTGCTGCTATAACTTCTCCATTTATCATTAGGCAAGCTGCCGAATCGTGATAAAATGCTGATAACCCTAATTTGATCATTGTATGCTAGTTTTTATTTCTTTTTTTATTTCAATTGCTTTGTCTATAAAGGAAAAGTTATTTAAACTATGTTTATTGGTTAGATAATGATTAGCATTGTACTCTAGGGTACTCTCCATATCTTTTATCATGTCAGATAGAGTACTTCTATCTAATAAACAGATTTTTTTTACTTCTTTAAAAGCATTGTATACTCTATCATAAATATTATCGTAATTATCGTACGATTCATCCCACCATTTACTAAAGGTCTTATATCCGAGCTTTTTAAGTGTTTTTAAAGAGTGTTTATTTCCTAATAGTATGAATGGGTGATAGCACATAATAGGTTTAAAAGTCTTTTCTGTGAGAAACATTATACGGTCGTCGATTTCGGTTTCTACTACTATGCTTATATAACTGTTATTGTAAAATGAGTAATTTAAGCTATCACTCTTAGCTAAACTAAGGTCCTTATTATCTAGGGTGTAACCTTTTATCTTTATAGAATTAAAGTTACTACTAACAAAGTTTTGGACAGCATTAAGGTCTTTTTCGTCATTTATTATTGAGCTATCTATTGGAAGATCTTCTAGTTTATAAGAGTCTGGTCGTATATGTTGGGGACCTAGAGAGAGGGAACAGAGAGATGAAATTTTTTCAAAAGATTTAAGCAAAGTAACTAGAAAGATTCTTTCAGGTCTAGGTTGACGGTTTAGAGAATTAAAATAGTACTGTTTATTACCGGTATTTTTATAATCTATATTTTTTAATATTCGAGTCCTTGCTTGATCTACTGAAGTTTCATTTGTTCTCTCTACATTAGGTAAATTCCACATTACTGATTCAAAGTAATTTATTCCACGGTAAGTAATATTGTCAAGAATCTTACCTTCTGCTAAATACTTTTGAAATGGTTTGTTTATGTTTAAATTACTACTAACTAAAAACACATTGCCTTTTTTAAACTTTAATTTACTGACCCACTCACTAAAAAAGGTAAAATGATTAAGTTTATAAAAATTTCCTTCATTAACGTATATGAATAAGATAATACCTTTACCTTTCTTAATAAACTCCACGACGTTTGAAGGAGGGAACGGTAGTTCAGTATTAAATAAAGTATTGGCCCCAATATAGAGCGGGTAAATAAAGTGCTCATCTTCACTAATAAAAGTATCAGGAGAAGCAAATCTTTTATTTCCTTCTAAAGCACTAATAAAATAGTTCTCACTTAGGTACGTATGTTTTGTGATCTTTTTAAAACTCCTAGTAAAACTATCTGTGGCAATATTATACCTATTCATTTTTTTAGTCCAAATTTACTGTACCTGTACCATGCTCTTTCATGCAAAAAGTAAAGAATCATTTTTGTGATGACTTCTACTCCTCCTATAGTTAATCCAATTTTCCATGAACCGGTAATATACCACGAAAGTATCATGGTGTCTAAAGTTCCTACGATTCTCCACGATATGGTTTTCAAAATATGTCTTTTATATGAGACCATTTCTTTTTTCTACATTAAAAAGTTCAAATTCAATACTTTTGTTACTAGTTAAGACTAAAGTGTATCGAGTTCCTTTACAGTTTTTTACTCGATGAAGTTCATTATTATTAAAATATACAACACTACCTTTTTTTGGTTTAATTATAATACCACATTCAAATTCCAATTCACCTCCTTCAAAATCATCATTTAAAAAGATAATATAATTGTGAGTATCCAAATGGCCATGGTATTTAGTGAGTGCTTCAATAGATTCATCGTATTTTTGAAATCTAATAAGATTGAACATATTTTTTTGAAACTTATCATCTAAAAATGATAAATCAAATTCAGGTGAAGCTGGGTGTAAATTTATTTTATCAAAGTAAATTATTTCTCTCCTTTCTTTTGTGAATGAAGTTTTTTCTTGAAAACTAAGTATTTTTTCAATTTGCTCGTCACTCAAAAAGTTACTGTCGTAAAGTATCATAATAGTCCATCTTTTTTCATTTGTTTTCTAATAGAAGTAGCTGATATATCACCAATTTCTTGTGGTGGTACGTGCTCTATAATATCATAACCAACTCCTCTACCATAGTTGATAGATTCGATATCGGGTATAATGGTTGGTAGTACTTTACCTTCGTCAATGAGTTCTTTTAACTCACCTTCTTTTACCATCTCTAAGATTTGTTCTGCTGTCCAAGGATTCTTTTCATCTGGTTTTACATCTCTGATTCCTAACCAAACATTATATCCTTCTTTTAATCTTTCATTAATTAACCAAAGGTGTCCTTTATGTAGTGGTTGCCATCTTCCAGCGAAGAATGAATATTTTACATCTGATGATGAACTTTCTTTATCTGCTTTTGCTTTAAATTCCGCCATCTCTTTTTAAGTTATAGCATATTGCCCGTTCACCGGGATTATTAGGATCCATATCATTTATTAAATAACGAGGACCTCTTTCTATTTGCATTATCAACTTATGGTAAGGAATACCATTTTTAGTAAGTTCATACTCTGTATGTTCTCTTAAATATTCCGGTCTAGCTGTGGTTAGTATAATCATGTGTCCTTCATCGTTAACTTGTTGAAGGAACTGTTTAGTGGATTTTATAACCTGTGCTTCTGTAGACTCATAAGTCTCAAACTTTCTATATATAAATATCGTACCATCAATATCTACAAAATAAGTATTTTTTTTATCCATTAAGGTAAGTCAAGCTGACTGATTAGTTTAGAAAACGATTGTTCTGGTGTGTCTTCTGTAGTATCAATATCGATAAAATTATCGGTTGGAGCAACATAAGCTATTGCCTTAAAGTGATCCCTTTCTCTTGGTTCTGAAGTATGTACGAAGATTTCTTGTATACTATTACCTAATAGTTTTTTAAAATCTTCTCTTTGATCAACATAAGGTGCTACTAACGATACTATGACATCATGTCCTTGATTATGTAGATAGTGGGCAATGCGTTGTGCAGTACCCACGTTTTCTACTCTACCGTTGATAGTATAGTTTTTATTAGTAAACAACTCTCTCATTTCATCTCCATCTATCCTAAATGCATTAGGTAGCTTTTCTTTTAGCATATTTGCTAAAACTGTCTTTCCGTGAGCAGGTTGTCCTGTAAACCAATATATCATTATGCGTCTCCTAATACAGCAGCTGTTGAATGCTCATCTAGAAGCTTTTCAACATGTGCTTTCGCAACGCTATAATCGACTGGTCCAGTTTCGTCCTCATACTGTACAGGATCGTCCACCCCGAGGTCGATAAAAGCTTCAATGCGTTCGACAGATGACGCTGATTTATAATCACTGTTGCCGCTAGGATATGGCTTATAAGATGTATTAGTGCGTTTGTACACATCATTAAACGCAATTCCGAGCTCCTTAACCAATTCCTGTCCATCTTTTAAAATTCCAAGTTTATCAGTTTGTAAATAAGGGGTAAAATACCCTACTTTCTCTGCTTCCCAATTACCTAATCTAAAGGCGTTATCGTCAGCATCTCTAAACTCTTGTCTACAGTCTGGATAGATTGCATGATCACCAGCATGAATACCTAATGCGATATCTGTA